GAAAAACAACAGTAAAAGAAATCAAAAAATGGTTCAAAACTCTTGAAGAGAATAGATATAAGAAAACTTATAATTCTGATGCTCGTAGAGTTTCTTGGTTGGTAAATAATAGTTTATCAGAAGATTATGATTCAATGCCTGTATCAATGAAAAAGAAATGGCCAAAAGCTGCATATAAAAGAGAAAGATTTTTAGCAAGAGAATTTATGAAACACTTGAAATCAAAACAGATAAGTGAAGGTAAATTAAGAGTTATGGTAAGAGAGATAATTAAAGAGGTAAAGAATGGCAAAAAAAGTTAGAGGTAGTAAACTGAGTGGTCTTGGAGTTAAGGTATACAATAATAATGTAGAGGGTGCATTAAAAAAATTTAAAAGAATAATAAGAGATAGTGAATTGATGTTACAATTAAAGAACAAATCATATTATAAAAAGAAATCAGAATTAAAAAGAGAAAGAATAAATTTAGCAAAATCAAGACAAAGATATAAAGACCAAAAAGAAAATAATTCTTATTAATTTTTATATTTTTTATATTTATATGTACAAAAACTTATAAATACACCGTATTGGGAGGGATATACGGTGTCTAAACATTCCCATTAACTATTATTATAGTTCCTAATAACTATATTCCAAAATGAAATAATATTGAGGAGATAAATCATGGGTGATTTATTAAAAGAAGCCATAGCAGACGCTAAAGCAGTTCGTGAAACAGCTTTACAAAATGCTAAGATGGCGTTAGAAGAAGCATTTACACCTCAACTGAAATCTATGTTAGCTGCTAAACTTCGTGAAGATGACGATGAGTTTGAAGATGAAGAAGGTGGTGAAGAAGATGAATTCGGTGGTGAAGAAGATGAATTCGGTGGTGAAGAAGATGAATTCGGTGGTGAAGAGGAAGTTCCTGAAGAAGAACCTGAAGAAACTTATCATGAAGATGATGTTGATATAAATGTTGGTGGTGATGATGAAGAAGAATTTGGTGACGAAGAAGAATTTGGTGATGAAGAAGAACCTGAAGTTGACGAATCTAAAATTATCGAAATCGATGGTGTTAAATATGCACCTGTAGTTTCCGAAGAAGATGAATTTGAAGAAGATGTTACCGCTGAAGATATTAGTGATCTTGATCTTGAAGCTATAATTCGTGAACTTGAAGATGAACTTTCTGAAGAAGAAAAACCAACTGAGGAAGAAACTGTTGAAGAGTCTGATAAAACTGAAAATGAAGAAGAAGTCAATGAAGATGAAAAGTCTAATGACAAAGAATATGAAATTGATGAAGCTTTATTTGAAAAAGAAGAAGATGAAACAGTTGATGAAGAAGTTGATGAAGATAAGTCTGATGAAATTGACGAAATCAAAGCTGAATTAGGTGAATATAAAGAAGCAGTAACTTTCTTGAAAGACAAACTTCATGAAGTCAACATACTGAATGCTAAACTTCTATTTACAAATAAGTTATTCAAGGAATTTAACTTGGATAATGGTCAGAAATTAAAGGTAGTTGAAACTTTTGACAGAGCACAATCAACAAGAGAGATTAAACTTGTTTATTCTACACTTGCTGAACAGTTCGGTGATAATGGTTCAATTACAAGAAAACATTCAATTAAAGAGTCCGCAAGCTCTAAATCAGGTTCAACTAAACCAAAACGGAAAATTATAACCGAAGAGGAAAATGTTGCTGACCGATTTAGAAAACTTGCTGGAATTTTATAACTTATAATTTTTTAGGAGAATATAAAAATGGGAAATTATATAAATGATGCATTATTAGGTGCATCCCCTCATAAAAAACAGCATGAAGAAGCTAAAGCTCTCGTTAATAAATGGGATAAAACAGGTCTTCTTGATGGTTTAAATGAGGATTTTCAAAAAAGTGGAATGGCTGTCCTACTTGAAAACCAAGCACGACAGTTAATTTCAGAGAATTCAGCGACTAGTGGTCGTGCCGGTGGTGCGTCATTAGCTGCAAATTCTGAAGAGTGGTCTGGTGTTGCTCTTCCATTGGTTCGTAGAATCTTTGGTGAGATTGTAGCTCAGGAATTTGTGTCAGTTCAACCTATGAATCTACCTTCTGGTCTAGTATTTTATCTTGACTTTAAGTTTGGTAATACTAGATTAGGTATGAATCAAGGTGAATCAATACATGGTAAAACTGGTCCTAAAACACCATCTGGTTCAGAAGCACCGTTTGGTGAAACTGGATTTTATGGTGCAGGCAGATATGGTTATACTGTTGGTACTGGTTCACAACAAACAGCAGAATTTACTGCAAGTAGTGCAGCTGTATCAATGAAAGATATTAACTTTGATAATGAACAATCAGCAAGTTCAATTAAAGTTGGTAATGGAGGACTTTATAAAGTTACTTCAACAAATGTATTGGACAATAGAACTCAACTAGATACTCAAGCTATTAGAGGTTGGGTTTGTTCGGCTAGTACAGACGCGAATGAAAACGGATTTGCACATACGATGAAGGGTGAACTAGCACAATACAGATCAATCTCAAATGGTACACTCACTATGATTGTATCATCTTCAAATGGTCTGGCTACTGTATCTGGATCAGCAACTGTTAATCCTATAATCAATAATCTTGCATCAGATAGAGGTGACTTTGAAGATACTGGTGGTAACGCTACTCAGGATTCATTAGCAATACCTGAAATTGATCTTCAATTAAGAAGTGCAGCTATTGTTGCTAAAACTCGTAAGTTGAAAGCAGTATGGACACCTGAATTAGCTCAAGACCTTAACGCTTATCATAGTGTTGATGCTGAAGCTGAATTAACATCAATGTTATCCGATTATATATCAATGGAAATTGATTTAGAAATCCTTGACATGTTGATAAATGATGCAGTGACAGTTGATTATTGGTCAGCTAGACAAGGTAATGACTATGATTCAAATTCACAATCATTTAAGAATACAACATTCACTGGAACTAGATTTGAATGGTGGCAGACACTTGTTGCTAAGGTTCAAAAAGTTTCTAATGAAATACATAAATTGACTCTACGTGGTGGAGCTAATTTTGTTGTGTGTAGTCCTAAAGTATCAACTATACTTGAATCTTTACCTGGATATAATTCAAGTCCTGGTGGTGATGCAAGTGTTCAACAGTTCGCAATGGGTGTATCAAAAATAGGATCTGTAGATAGTAGGTTTACAGTTTATAAGAATCCTTATATGACTGAAAATACTATTTTAGTTGGTTTTAGAGGAAGTAACTTCCTTGAAACCGGTGCTGTTTATGCTCCATATGTACCACTGATTATGACTCCTCTTGTGTACGATCCATCTGATTTTACTCCACGTAAAGGTGTGATGACTCGTTACGCTAAGAAGATGATTAGACCAGAGTTTTATGCTAAGATACATATAGGTGACTTGAACCTTCTGTAAATAATGTGATTGTGTGGAGACTGATTTATTTCAGTCTCCATACTTAACTTAATGTCAAATTAGGAGAAATAAAATGGCAGTGAAAAAAACAATAACATTTGAAGGTTTAACGTATCATCTTGATGAGAAAGATAGAGTCGCCGCAGAAGCTGCTTGGACAGCTCCAATAGGTGATTTTCTCAACAAAGATGGATACATAGCTAGTGGTTCAGGCGCATCCACAGGTGGTAACGCTGGTGCTTCTTCAGGACAATTATTTGTTACTAGTAGTACATGTTTAACCGCCGCTAATGCAGCTGGTGTGGATGATTTTTTAATATTATGTGTTAAAAAATAAAATCTTAAAAATGTTTTAAAAACAACTTAAAGGGATAGTTAATTCTATCCCTTTTTTGTTTCTTCTTAATATTTATATATGATGAATAATATCATTTTAATGGAGAAATTATAGTGTCAAAATTTTCTTATACATATCAAGACCCAACAGTAGCTTCTTTTTCAGCATCATTAGCTTTGAAGATTAATAATACTCCACCCACTGGTAGTGGCCCAACACCATATGGAACATATGATAACGATGCGTCATTTGTAAGTGAAAGTATTAATGTATGTAAGTGGACAGCTCGTAGATTAGGTCATCCTATCATGCAACTGGAATTTAATAGTGGTTCAATTTGGGCGTGTTTCGAAGAAGCAGTATCAGAGTATTCAACTCATATAAATAATTACAATATAAAAAATTGGATGTGGAACTCTTACGGTTCGGATAATAAATTATCTGGGTCTAATTGGGGAAACAATGGTTCATCATCAATGGGAACAGGAAGTATTCAAACACCACACCCAAATATGGGAATATCTGTATTTTTATCAGAACAATATGGTGAAGCTGCTAATGTCGGTGGTGATATTGAAATGTATAGTGGTTCTATAACATTAACAGGAAGTCAACAGGAATATGATTTAGAAAGTGTAGGAAAACTTGAAAAAACAGGTGATAGACTTGAAATACAAAGGGTATTTCAACAAGGACCAGCAGCTATAACACGATTTTATGATCCATTTGCTGGTTCGTTTGAACAAAGACAGATGTTAGATGCATTTGGAATGGGAAATGTTGCACCAGCGGTTTCATTTATATTAAGACCTATATCTTATGATATAGCAAGAGCACAAGCCATAGAAACGAATGATAGAATTAGAAAATCTGCATATTCATTTGAATTGATAAATAATAAAATAAGGATATTTCCTAGACCAAAAGATGCGGATGCTGGTGATAAGGTATGGTTTTCTTATTTTTTAAGAGAAGATTTAAAATCAACAACAAGAAACTTTACACAGAATAAAGTAACTGACCCAAGTAATGTTCCATATAAGTTTATTACGTATGAAGAGATAAATTCAAGTGGAAGACAGTGGATACGAAAATTTACACTATCTTTATCAAAAGAATTACTTGGAATAATCAGAAGTAAATATGCTTCATTACCATTACCAAACGGTGAAGTGACTATGGATGGTGAGTCATTAAAAGCAGAAGGTAGAGAAGAAAAGACATTACTTCTTGATGAAATAAAAGAATTTCTTGAAACAGTTTCATTAACTGAAAAATCAAAGGCAGAAGCGGAGGAAGCTGAAGCAAATCAACAGGTTTTGAATAAAGCTCCTCTTGAAATTTATATAGGATAATATAATGGCGGAAAATAGACCATTTTTTATTACTCAAAAGGAAATCAACTTGATTGATGTTCTCAATGAGGAACTTATAGACGATATTGTTGGTCAGTCGGTAGATATATATAAAATATCGGTTGAAGATACAGAAGAAAATCTTTATGGAGAATCAACAACAAAATATTATGATAAAGGCTTTAGAGTAAATTGTTTGATATTATATAATGAACCAGAAACATTACAAGATGAATTTGGTGCTGATTTAAATACATCAATTGAAATGTATTTTCATAGAACAACATTATCAGAAGCTAATTTCTATCCAGAAATTGGTGATATAGTGGATTGGAATGGACATTACTGGGAAATGAATTCTATAGTTGAACCACAATTAATCGCAGGACATGAAGGATTTAGACATCAAATTAAAGCTAATGCTCATAGAATAAGATTATCAAATTTACAAATTGAAGAGAGACCAAGATAATGGCGGTTAAACAAATATTTGAGAAAAAGATTACAAAGTTTGATATAACGAGTCCAAATTACAAACCTCTGCTTAAAAAAGAAAAGAAAGAAGAGGTAAATGAAAATGTAGTTGAAGAAGATATGTATGGTGAAAAAAAACATACTTATATACCAGAACCAAATGGTAATCTTCAGATGGAACAGATGATGGGTAAAATATTAAATAAACTAGACAATGTTGGAACAGATAGTCAAACAGGTATTAAACCAATAGAGGTAGATATTGAGAGAGAAATATCTATCGCAATGGTTGATCAAAACGCTGTAAAATCACAAGAATTTAAAGGAAAGGTTCATAATAAGAAAAATAAACTTAAAGCATTGAGACATAAAAAAATGTATAATAAACAAAATAGGAATAAAAGATAATGGCTGTAGTACCAATAACAAATAAACAAGTTGTATCAAAGGAAAATATAAATAGAGCAAAACAAGTATCTACAAAAGGTTTAAAATCTAGAGGAGGTAACGATAGAAGTAGTTTGGTGGTAAATGGTGGTAATTTATCTGAAAATTATGCAATAACTCTTAAAGATGTAGATTCTTCTATTTTGTCACACGTTAAAGAAATAATGAGACCTATGGTAAAAGAAGCTAATGAGATGGTTAAAGTTAATGTGATGTATGGTAATGAAGAAAGATGGAAAGCGGTTAGAAAACGTGGTGTGATGAGAGATAAAAATGGCATTATAATATTACCATTGATTATGTTGAAGAGAACATCTGTAGAAAAAAATATGGAATTACCACAAGGTTTTGAACATGATGTTAAAAGAGAACATGTACAAGTTATACGTTCATCTAAATGGTCTGATAAGAATCAATATACAAGATTTACTATTCAATCTAATATTAATCCATTAGTTGAAAATATTGTTACCACAATGCCAAATTTTGTAACTATTAATTATGATTTTATTTTATGGACCAATTATATGGAACAAATGAATTTTTTGGTAGAATCATTTATTGAACAAAATAATAGTTATTGGGGTAATTCGACAGATTATAAGTTTTTATGTAATACAGAATCAATAAGTGATGCATCGGAAATGAATATAGATTCAGAAAGGTTTGTTAAATCAAATTTTTCAATGATAACTAAAGCTTATTTATTACCAGAAGAAACCAATTCAGTTGTTACAAATAAAATAACACAAGTTAAAAAAGTAATAACTCCTAATAAAGTAGTATTTGGTTTTGAGGGAGACGCGACAGATTTCCAGGTGGGAAAGTAGTTTTTGTATATACTTATATATAAATAAAATAATAGGAGGTTACAAATGCCAGAAAAAGAATCAAAAATAGTAGAAAAATATGAAAAAGCTTCAAAGTTCGATAAAGAAGAACTTGAAAAAGTAGAAAAATTTCAAAAGGATTATTTTGAAATACAACAATCGTTTGGTAATATATCTATAATGAGGGTTAGAGCTGAACAACAATTTGAAGCAATGGATAAAGCACAAACTGAAATAGAGCAAAGATTTAAAAAGGTTCAAGAAGAAGAACGAGAGTTTGTTGAAGAAATACAAAAAAAATATGGACCTGGAAGTTTAAATCCACAAACTGGAGAATATTCTTTAAATAAATAGACACAAATACTATAAATATATTTGTTTTCAAAAAATATCATATATTTATATATGATTAAAATTATTATTTTTATATTAGAAATATATATGTTATCCAACCTTTACGAGCAGAAAATATAGGAGAAATTAGATGCCATCAAGTGAAAAAATCATCAGTCCAGGTGTATTTACCAATGAAATAGATCAAACATTTTTACCAGCAGCGATAGGTGAAATCGGTGCTGTTATTATAGGACCAACAGTAAAAGGAACATTTATGAATCCAACTGTGGTCAATTCTTTTAGTGAATTTCAAATAAAATTTGGAGAAAAATTTGAAAGTGGTTCTGCAAATTATACATTTTTAACATCTATAGCGGCCCGACAATATTTAAAACACGGTGCAAAATTGACCGTTGTAAGAATCCCAGAAGGTGCCTATTCCTTTGCATCGGCGAGTGTTTTCCAAAGTGGAGCATTAAATGATGCTGGAACAATATATACAGGTTCTGGAGGAGGTTATCCATTTCCTAATTTAGCACAAAAAGCTAATTTAAATCAGGACAGTGCATCTTTAAGAATTTATACTCTTGGAGAAGGTAGAGTTATGAATAGTAGCGCATCATTAAATTCACATAAATCTAAGGGTTTATTAAATTCTGGATCAATTGATAATTTAAGATGGGAAATAGCTTCATCTAATCCAAAGAAAGGTACATTTACTTTGTTAGTTAGACGAGGGGATGATGTAACTAAACGTAAACAGACACTTGAAACTTGGAGTAATGTTAATCTTGATCCAAATTCACCAAATTATGTTGCAAAAGTGATAGGTGATCAAGTTAATACGTTTAGAGGTGCAGGAACTACAGATGTTTACATACAACCAAGTGGTTCATATCCAAATAAATCTAAATATATTCGTGTTGAAGTGTTAAAACCAACACCTACTTATCTTGATGAAAATGGTAATATAAGAGATAATACACTTTCAGCTTCTATACCTCAATTACAAAGTGGTTCATTTGGTGGTGGAGTTGGTGGTAGTGGTTATCAACAAGTTGAAGATGATTATGGCCATCCGATGAAATTTTATAGTGATATATCAAATACAAATGCACAGGGATTAGCACTTGGAAGAACATCTTCCACTTCATCTAAACAAAGATACTTGGATACGTTAGCATTATTAAATAATCAAGATGAATATGATTTTAATCTATTAATTACTCCTGGTATTATTTCAAAGGAAAGTAATCATACAGAGATAGCTACAAAAGCTATAGATATATGTGAAGATAGGGGAGATGCTTTTTATGTAACAGATCCAGTATTGTATGGTGGTGGGTTATCTGCAGCTGCAACACAAGCAGAAACACGAGATTCAAATTATGCCGCTGTGTATTGGCCTTGGGTTCAAGTTGCTGATGTATCATTGGGTAGAAATGTATGGGTACCACCATCTGTTGTTATACCTGGAATATATGCGTTTAATGACAAGGTTGCTCATCCATGGTTCGCCCCAGCAGGTTTGAATCGTGGTGGAATTGATGTGGCTATTCAGGCGGAACGAAAATTAACACACGCTAATCGTGATACATTATATGATTCAAATGTTAATCCGATAGCTACATTTCCAGGTCAAGGTGTAGTTGTGTGGGGACAAAAAACTTTACAGAAAAAAGCATCAGCACTTGATAGAATTAATATAAGACGATTAATGATTAAAGTTAAGAAATTTATTGCAAGTACATCAAGATTTCTTGTGTTTGAACAGAATAATTCTGGTACACGAAATAGATTTCTGAATATTGTAAATCCGTATCTTGAACAAGTTCAATCAAATAGTGGATTGACAGCGTTTAGGGTTGTTATGGATGCTTCAAATAATACACCAGATTTAGTTGATAGGAATGTATTATATGGTCAAATATTCATTCAACCTACAAGAACTGCAGAGTTTATTGTTCTTGACTTTACATTACAACCAACTGGCGCTACATTTCCAGAATAATAAATAAATATTTTTTTGGATTTTTGATATTTATATATGAAGACATATAACATTAACTTGGAGAATAATAATGGCTGAATTAGTAAGTGCAAATGAAGTATTTTATACACCATTTGAACCAAAATTAAAAAATAGATATCTAATGGCGATAGATGGAATCCCAGCTTATATGATTAAAACAGCTAATCGTCCTCAAATAACATTTGATGAAGTTGAATTAAATCATTTAAACATTAAACGATTTGTTAAGGGAAAAGGAACTTGGCAAACATTACAAGTAACTCTTTATGACCCTGTTGTTCCATCAGCAGCTCAAGCTGCAATGGAATGGATAAGATTATCTCATGAAAGTGTAACTGGTAGAGATGGATATAGTGATTTTTACAAAAAAGATATTACTTTTAATATTTTAGGTCCTGTAGGTGATAAAATTGAAGAATGGACACTTAAAGGAACTTGGATTCAAGACGCACAGTTTGGTGATATGGATTTTGCTTCAAGTGACCCAGTTGAAATTACATTAACATTAAGATATGATTACGCTATATTACAATTCTAATTTTTAAAATAAGGTTATGAAATGATAAGTTTCGATGAAATTATAGAACATGTTCTTGAAAAAGAAGGTGGTTATGTAAACGATCCGACTGATTTAGGCGGAGAAACCAAATATGGAATCACAAAAAGATTCTATCCTGATGTTGATATCAAAAATCTAACCGAAGAACAAGCAAAAGAAATTTACAAACGCGATTATTGGGATAAAAATCGTGTTGATGAATTACCTGAACAACTACGCCATATATTTTTTGATATGTGTGTGAATCAGGGTAGAGGTACTGCAGTTAAAGTATTACAAAGAGCTGCAAATGCGAAAGGTGCAAATTTAAAGGTTGATGGAGGATTAGGTCCATCGACATTAAAATCAATACAGAATGTAGAATTACAAAGAGTAAGGTCTTATAGAGTTTTACATTATGCAAATTTAGTTATAAAAAAACCAGAACAAGAGAAATTTTGGTATGGTTGGTTCAAAAGAGCATTGGAGGTATAAAATGGCCGAAGAAAATAAATTTCCAAGTGAAGTTATAGATTTACCAAGTAGAGGTAAGGTATATCCAAAAGATAGTCCACTCTCATCAGGAAAACTTGAAATAAAGTATATGACTGCTAAGGAAGAGGATATATTAACGTCTCAAAATCTTATTGAAAAGGGAATAGTTATAGATAAATTATTAGAATCACTTATAATTACAGAAGAAATTTCTATTGATGATTTAATATTAGGTGATAAAAATGCAATTATGGTAGCTGCTCGTATTTTAGCATACGGACCAGAATATTTAGTTGAAGTAACTTTACCCGATACTGGAGAAAAAATAGAACATGTATTTAATTTGGCGGATTGTCCATTTAAGTATATTCCAGAGTATGTAAAAGAAAATAATTTTGAGATTACATTACCTATTTCTAAGGCTAAAATTAAATTTAAACTTTTATGTGGACATGATGAGAAAAAAATAGATAAAGAAATTAAATCTTTACAAAAATTAAATTCTATGGTATCTCCTGAATTGACAACAAGATTAAAACATACTATTATAGAAGTTGATGGTGATGCTGATGAAAGAAAAATTTATAATTTTGTTGATAATATGCTATCAAGAGATTCATTTTATCTTAGACAAAAACTATCAGAGATTTCACCAGATATTGAATTGACTCAAGATGTGGAAATAGGAGGTAAAACGGTTAGTGTGGATATTCCACTGACCGTAGACTTTTTTTGGCCTAGCACCCAACGATAAACTTAGTATTCACGAAGAAGTATTTAGTTTAGTTTATTATGGTAATGGTTTTACTCACAGTGATGTTTATTCTATGCCAATTTATATTCGTAAATTTTATGCTAAAAAATTGTTAGATTTAAAGCATGCGGAAAAAAAACAAATAGACTCAATTCAAAAAACTCCAAAACAAAAAATAGCAAGACCAACTTTTAAACAAAGATTCAACAAGTAATTTTTTACATATTTGATATTTATATATGAATAGTTGGAGACAATTTATGTTAAAAAACAAATCATATATGAATGTTAAAAATATCTTAGACGAGTCTATTGTTGATAAACTTATCAAATCCATTCTTCCAAAAGCTTTAAAAGATGAAATGGATAAGACGTATATTGATAAAAAGAAAAAAGACATTGAAAAAATTGAAAAGGAAATTCAAAAAGGAGTTGAAAAGTCAAATAAAGCCGCAGACAAATTTGAAAAAGCATTTCAAAAAGCATATGGAAAAAAAGTTAAAATAAAAAGACATACAATAAATGATTATGTTAAATAAGGAATAAAGAATGCCAACAAAACAAGAAAATGAAGCTATACAAAATTTAAAATCTACTGAAGATTTATCAAAAGCTATAAATAACCTAGGAAAAGAAACTGAGAAAACATTTAAAAGTTCTCTTGACATGGTTAAACAAATTGGAAAAGCATATAAGAATAATTTAAGTGATAGCAAGGAAGAATTGGATGTTGCAGATAAAATGAATAAATATGGTGTCGCTGTTATAAATCATATGCAAAAACAGAATTTTTGGACAAAGACATTATTACGTATTGCAGAATATAGATTAAAGAAAACAAAAGGAACTAAAGATGAACATATAGACATTGTTGATGCATTAAAAGAACAATTTAAATGGGAAAATAAGAATAAAGGCAATTCTGATAAAAAGAAGAAGTCGGAAAATGAAATTTTAGATTCTCTGAAGTCACAATTTCCAATTTTTGGAAAGATAAAAGTTTTTACAAAGGCAAATGCTCATTGGAGTGAAAAGGCAGTGGCTGCTTATGCGGTAGGACTTAAAATACTTACACCATTTGCTGAACTAGTTGGAAAAATTGGAGAAAGATTTGGTGCTATTGGAGTAATGAAATTTAAAACAGATTTGTTAGATGCTGATGTAGCCGCTAAGAGATTAGGAAAAGGTATGGATGATGTAACAACTACTATCGCAACCTTGACAAATGAATTTGGAATATCATTACATACTTCTATAGATTTATCTGAATCTGTTTTGGATACATCAGTTGCTTTAGGTTTAAGTGCTGATGAAGGTGCAAAATTAATAGGAACTTTAACTAAAATTCTTGGATTATCTGTAGATTCAGCTGACCAATTTGCAAAACAAGTATCGTTACTCGCAGAAGCTGAAGGTGTATCACCAGTTCAGGTTTTAAAAGATATTGCTGGTTCTAGTGCTGAGGTTGCCAAATTTACAAAAGATTCAGGTGAAAATATTGCTCAAGCTGCTATCCAAGCACGAAAATTGGGTGTAAGTTTTAGTATTACATCACAAATTGCAGGTAGTTTACTTGATTTTCAATCATCAATTGAAGCAGAATTACAAGCAAGTGTTCTTATTGGTAGACAACTTAATTTACAAAGAGCGAGAGAACTAGCTTTATCAGGTGAAATCGCGGAAATGACAAGAGAAATTGTTAAACAAGTTGGAAGTGAAGCAGAATTTAATAAGTTAAATGCTATACAGAGAGATGAACTTTCTAAAGCTATAGGTATTAGTACTGACCAATTAGCTAAATTTGTTAATAACCAAGAAAGAGGTGTTACATTAGCTGAAAAACTTTCAAAACAAAAAGGATTTGAAGAGTTGGTTGGAAGAAGAGCTTTAGATTCTATAGCTCAATTGACAAATAATTTAAAAAGTATAGCTGCTGCGATTATTAATGTAGTAGCACCAGCTGTTAGTCAAGTAACTGGATTGGTTGCGGGACTTGTTGGTAAATTAGCTGATTTGGATAGGGTTTTAAAAGGTATTGGTGGTATAATTACTGCTGTATTGACAAGTAAAGCAATAAAACCACTATTTTCTTTGTTATCATTTTTTGTAGGTCCTGGTAAGTATTTTAAGGTGGCGAGATATGGAATAGCGGGTGCTGTAGGATTGGCATCAGCTACTGGTGCGTTAAGTGATTTTGAGATGAAACCTGGAGGTCAAACAGTCATATCATCACCAGCAGGTACTTATACAGTAAATCCAAAAGATACCATTGTTGGTGGTACAGCTATGGGTGGTGGTAATACAGTATTACTTGATGCTATAAATAAACAAACAAGTGTTCAAGAAAAAACTAATAAAATTTTAAGTTCATTGGAATTAAATACTGATATAACAAATAAAGATTTAAAAGTGATTATGACTCCAAGAATGACTGAATAGGAGAAATTAAATGGCAGGGTTAGAAAAATTAAAAAGTTTATTTTCTGAAATAGAACCTACTATTGGAAGTGATGTTACTTCATTAAATAGTGATTTAGATAATATAACTTCTGCTGAATCAAATCCTTTGAGTTCGATGACGCCAACAACAATGAATGATGTTTTTGGTGAAATAGGAAGAGCTGTAGATTTTATGGGTGGAAGTAATTCATATTTTTCATCTTTTGAACCATCTATACCTGGATTTACATTAAATTTCAATAAAGGTGGTTATTCATTTGCTGATAAACAAATTGGTAATTCAAAGTATGTTGGATTCGAAAGTAATCTTTTAACTGGATTTGGTGGATTATTTAATAATGAAATAACTGCTAGGTCTTTAAGTAATATCGGTTCTATTAAATATTCTGAAAATTTTAGAGAGATTAATTTACCAACATTAGATCATATTGTAAATTTTGGAAATATAGCTGAATTAGGTAATCCTAATGTTAGTGGAGTTGGTTATTCTACATTACAACCTAAATTAGATGCGTTTAGAGAAGTTTCTGGTGAGGGTTTCTTTTTTGAAGGAATAAAACCAACTGGTTATTTTGAACCTGGAAGAAATGAAAGTGTTATAGGTGTAAAAGGTTCAACAAAAACAGGAAATCACGAACCAAATCTTAAAGCTTCTACATGGTTTTATTCAGGTGTTCCTCAAGCATTAACAAATTTTAATACTTTTAATACTGTTGATGATAATAATCAAAGAAGAACTGGATTTGTAAACGGTGATTTTGCTACATCTGCGAGAACTGGATTTTCAGATTTGAAAACACCATACACAATAGATAAATTTAGTTGGATAGATAAGAGATTAGTTACTCAAGAATTTACTACACAACCATCAACATTTAGGAAATCATTTAGACTTCCAGATTATGTATCAGATGTTATTGGGCTTCCACCTATACAAGATGCCCTTGATGGTAAAGGTGTATTTGATGCTCAAAGCATGTTTTGGCCATTTACTGGTGTAGACGCTGGAAGTTTTGGAATAACTACCGAAGAGTTTTACTTTGACCTTACTAAAGGTGATGTTTTTTCTTTAAATGATGAATTGGGAGAATTTAATACATTTAAAACAGAATTTAATCCATATATAGCTGGAGCTGCAAGATGGATGTCTTTGTTGGGATATAATGCACCAGGAAATAGTGTGGACGCTCTTGTTAATCCACTTCTTGAAAATATTTTCGGTGCATCTTTAAAAGAAATAACAGATATTCTTACAAATCCAGCGAGTATAATAGAAAAATTATTTGAAGTAAAACCTATAACATATGCGAATAGTGTTTTTGAACTTACCGAAGGTATGGTACGAAATAGGTCACAGGGGATTCCTACTGATGAAGACGCGCCTGTTTTAGAGAAAACAGGTCAAATGTTTAATTGGCGTTCTACAACTAGAGGCATACCAATGTTTGACAATCCATATAGAGGAATTGTATTTCAAACATTGGGCGCTAGAAATAATCCAGATGGTTCAGAAGAATTACCAGGATATGAAGACATAATTTCGAATATTGAATTTGGTAGGTCTTCTGGTATTGATCCAAATAATATAGATTCCCTTTTTGATACAGGAAATGATGTAACTGATATTATAAGTGCTATTAATAGTGCTGGTGATTTTAATCCATTTCCACCTGGATCTATTGTCCCAGCAAAAAGTAATGCACAACCAAAATTAGATTATAGTTATCAATTTTTAGTTCAAAATACTCTTGGTTTTCAACTTCCATTTGATATAAAGGATTTTGGTAATATATCTTTTAGTATGCCTGACGGCGCGACAGGTCCTTGGAAAGAATTTAGTTCACTAGTGTGGCCATTTGAACATTTTACATTCCCAACATTTCCTAATGTTGATTTGAAGATGGGTGATCTTGGAAACTGGTATAATAATTCTGTTGATTATATTAGAGATGGACTTGGAGATATAGGTGATTTAATTGCTAATTTATTTGATTTAGATGAAATCGGAACACAATGGGGATTCCGGGATCCAGATGCTTTTCCTATCTTTGGATGGTTGGAGGATAAGCAGAAAAGTAGTTATAATAGATTAGATGCTTGGTGGGCAGCCAATAAACCAGATTTAAGTCCATCTTTGGAAACTAGCAAAGAATTTAAGGAGATGATAGAAGCACTAAAATCTTTTCCACAGGAGAATATACTTAGTAAGTATCTTCTTATACCTACATACACAGGTCTTACTAATGTATGGCAAAGTGTTTTAACATATGATTATGAACAATTTTTAACGGATAATACAAAATTCATAACTGAGAGTGAATTGTTAAAAACTATATCGGATAAACTGGGAGGAGCTTGGGAAGGTTTTAGTGGAGCCACATCTGACTTTACGAAAGGTATAGTAGACAGCTTTGAGAAACCTCAATGGATGACGGATGCTGGTGCTGCTGTAGGAGATTTCTTTAGTGGTATAGGTGGAGGTATCGGTGATGCATTTAGTAAATTTGATTTACCTTCAATTAGTTTTTCTGGTGGTAGTATGGGAAAAATAGATTTTACAGGTCTGGCAAAAGACTTAGCTGGAGCTCTATCATTAGTAGGTGAACTTGGATTAAACTTAAATCCAATATCGGAATTTGAATTTCCATCTATAGATATTCAAAATCCTATGAAGAAAACAGATTATGGTGGACAAGCTAAGTATGCTGGTGCATGGGGACCACCTACTGGTAAAAATGAACCAAGACATCTTAATCTCACATATCCAGTAAAAACACCAACATTGGGTGATATGATTAGAACTGATGTGTCTTCTATGACTCCGACTTTTATAACTGATGCGGAATCAACACCATATGCTCAACTACAGAATCCAGCAACTCATAAAGCTCCAAATTTAAAGAAAAATATAAGGGGAATGTTTTATCCAAGTAAGTTACAAGCATTATCATCAATTGGTACCACTGCTGGAGCTGGAGACTCACATACTATAGCACCTCTTGAGAGAGATTATAAAAATTTTACAAAAGGAGGAAAACATCCAATAGAGGATCCTTCCTTTGGAATGCCATTTTATTTTAAAGATATGAGAGACGGAACTTATATAACATTTAGAGGATATATAGAAGGATTAACAGAAAACATATCACCATCTTGGACATCAGAAAACTACATTGGAAGAAGTGAACCTGTTTATATTTATGAAAGAGCAGAAAGAGATATATCATTTTCATTAAAGTTATTCGCCCAAACTAAACTAGAACTTTTTGCAATTTATGCGAAATTAAGAAGGCTATCATCATTATGTTATCCGGAGTATCATCCAGATTTAGATTTACAAAAACTTAGGATGAAGCCACCAATAGCAAAATTTAGAATAGGAGAATTATATGGTAATATGTTTAATCAGGGAATAACAGGATTTATAAAATCATTATCTTATTCTATACCAGATACTTCACCTTGGGAAACTGATATGTTTCAAAGAGTACCAAAACATATATCAGCTGCTCTTAGTTATCAAGTTATTCATGACAGTCCACCAGATAAACTTACAAAATTTTATGGAGTTTCAAGTCCTATAGAAACTGCGGATTTAAAAAGAGGATAAAAAATGGGAAGATATGAAAATACTAAAATAAATAGATCAAAAATTACAAAACAAAGAAAACAAAGTTTTTTAAAGTATAAAACTACTCTTTATAACGCTATACCTGAAAGAAATGATGATATTTTTGTAATTACTCAAGAAGGTGATAGGCTTGATAATTTAGCAACTACTTTTTATGGTAATCCACATTTTTGGTGGTATATAGCTCAAGTAAATAATTTAAGTAATATGAATGTTCCAAATGGTACATCGTTAAGGATTCCTTCAACGACTGGTTTTTCTAAAGGTACATAACAAATTAACAATGACTACATTTAATAAAAGAATTTTTGGAACTAGTATACATCCATCAGTTAAGAATAAATTAAAAGCAAAACAAGCTGTTGCTCAAGATTCTTTACCAGGTCAACCTATACAATTTAAAACTTTGGATGCTGCTGGAAATGAAATGGATGCAAGTATAGATATTTTTGAAGTATTAAATCCAAATTTTAAATTACAAGATGGTGCAAAAAAAGGTTCATTAGTAGATCTTTCATCAAGAACGCCGTGGGTTAGAATGTGGACAGCGTTAGAGTTATTTTTACATATACGAGAAAAGGCGGATATGACTGACGGTTACGGGATATCTGGAACATCTCCTGGAGGAACAAGTCACATAGATGATGTTCCTATTTATCATACTGCTCAGGATGAATTAGGATCAAATATATATCACACAGACCAAATAGAAGAAAATCCCAATTTGTTAAAAATTGAAGAAGTTACAAGAGCTGAAGAAGAGAATACAATCGCAACGAAAGCTTATGTAATTGGAAATCATAAATTTAATGTTCTTGATGAAGGAAAAGAAATTAACAATCCTGTAATAAGTGGTGAAAAGAGTTTAGATGATATTGTTCAACAACAAGCAGCTGATCGTGAATTATCTCAAGAACAGATAGACACATTAAAGGGAATTTCAGCAGGTGATTATTTAAAAAAAGAGTTTCAATCAAATCAATTTTTAAAACCAGGAGCTGGTATAACTTCTTTAACTTCAGCAACAGAAGGTCCACTTGGAGCTATCAAAAGAACAACGGTTCAGTTTGTTGTTCATAATTTTCAAGATTTTCAAAATATATATTCAAAGTATTTCTTGAGACCTGGTGCTTTAATTTTTATTGATTTTGGATGGGATACGGTAACACCTTATAATGTTAACGATGTGTTAGAAGGTTATAATAAAGGTGCTGATATAATAGATTTTTTTTACGGTGATAATGGAGTTATCAACTCTTATGATGGTGATATGGATATTCTTATAGGTAATGTGGTTAAATGGGATGCGAAAGCTAAAGATAATGGAAGTTGGGATTGTAGTGTTGAAATTGTTTCGGCTAATGAAGGTATTTTAGATGAAGAGTTATCTGAAAGAAATTCTCTTAGAAATATTTTTGTTAGTGGTATTGGTCCTCTAGTTATTGATAAAGCAGCTGCTTTATTCGGGAAGCAGTTTTTAAGAAATAATTGGAATACTAGTAGTGAGAATTTAATGGAAAGTGAAGAATATGCTAATATTTTTGCTAGTAAATTTTTTGGACAAGGACCAGCTTATGACATTTTACAATATGCATCTGGAATAATTGATATGTCTGAAGATGCTCTTTTATCTGGAGTATATTGGCAAGGATTGAATTATAAGTCAAAAACACTTTCTAATAATAACAATATTTATGTATCTTGGGGATTTTTTGAAGAAGAAATATTAAATGAAAATGTAGCATTAGGTTATGGAGAAAGTTTTAAATTTGGAGGAAGATTTGATTCATCACAGTCATTTGTAACATTGTCTCATTCACTTAAGGAGAGACAACATATTAGTGTTATTTATTCTAAAGGGAATAAAACTGACTTAAAATTTTTAATTCCACAAACATGGCATGATGGAGAAACTTATTTTACAAATAATGCGAATAGAAGAGGATATGAAACACCAATTCGACCAGAAAATGATGAACAGATAGCGAAATCAAAGGAGTTGTGGAAAGATCATTTTGGTGACTTGGAACTATATACAGAATCTTATGCACTTGATGTTACTGCTAAAAGAATTCCTTTAAGAGAATTATTTATAAATGTTGATGTTATTAGAAAAGCTTTTAGAGAAGAAGCTTCCGTAAATGACGCAATCAAACAAATATTAGATGAAATTTCAGAAGATTCATTTAATATTTTTGATTTACAATTAACAACTGGAACAAGAGATAATTCGACTTTGATGGTAGTAGATAATAATAGAGTTCAATCTAAAGATGAAAAAAATAAAAGTTCAATAATGTTTAAATTTAAACCACATTCTCCACAAAGTATAGTTAAGACAATGGATTTAAATTATTCTACACCAAAGGCTGGTTTGATGAGTATGTTAACTATTCAGGGAACTAGTACTAATTTTCCACTTTTTTCTACAACTCTTAATCAAGAAGTAAATAATGTTTTGAGAGCTTTACAAAATATTTTAAGTGAAGATCAAATACATCTTGGTATTCAAAATATTCCAAAACTTGAAAAGGGTAATGCTATTGAAAGAGAGTTTAATCTACTAGAATGGCTTATAAATCCAGGATCATTTAGTGATACGGGATTTATAAATCAACCAGTTGAAGGTGGAGTTTCACAAGAACAGTTTAAAGCTTTTCAACAAAAAGTTGATAATCGGTGGAGTGAAGTTGAGTCTAGATATAAGGCTTTGGAGGATGATGTATTTGATTTTGATGAAAATGAACCGACTAGTGTAAATGAAGATTACGTTCAAGATGAGTATATACCTGGAGTAATGTATGTAAAAAATTTAGAAGATTATTATAGATATAAAGCTACTGGAGAATTTATTAATGGTAAATTGTCTACACCTTTACCACTTGAGCTAAATTTATCTACTTATGGAATATCATCTTTAATGCCTGGAGATTTATTTGTTATTGATTATTTACCTAAGCAATATAGAGATAGAGTTTATTTTCAAATTATGAAGATAACTCAGACAATAAGTAGTAATGGTTGGACAACTTCCATTAATTCTCAAATGCGAGTTAAAGCTGATAAAAAATTATTAGGACTATATAAAAATCCTAAAATTTATCTTTCTGGAACTTGGATGCGTGAAAAAGCTCATCCACTTATTAATAAACATTTTACACATTTTGATCTTATACCATTTGGTACACGTGAAATATTAGTTTTTAAAGCTCGAGTCATAAAACATGAAGAGGTTACAGTTTACCCGCATCAATTATTTGATAACACTATTTATGATAATTGGATTAGTCCATCACAAGGAGAAAGTCTATTACATATGATCAACTCTACTGGAGCAAATGTTCTTAGTACATTTGGTGGTTTTAGTGATGAAAGTAATAGACTTTATTATATTTTAGTTTTTCTTGGAGGGGCTTTGATTATTGCTCAAGAAAGTTCGGATAAATTAGAATCTGTTGTAAGACTATGTAGTGACAAAATATGGTCGTTTTATCAATATGCAAATTCTGCATCTCGTAGAATAGTGTTTCCAACTTCTTCTGAAGAGGAAGAGGAACAATAATTTTAATAAAATATTAATTGACTTATATTATAAAAAGGTTGTATATTATAATGGTTATGAATATCATAATTCCAATATATTCAGATGGATTTCTACATCCATTACACAAAGATAATAATTTATCTCTATTATATCTACGCCATATCGGTGATAAAGAGGGTAGAATGATATGCCTATCTCATCCTGATTGTGGTGATAAAGAATCAATTGATGATATAAAGAATGATAATACCAGTTTCTATCTAACACCAGATAAGAAGAAACTTATGAATATATTTCCTAATACGAGATTGATTGATGTGAATCTTATGCATTGGTGGAAACATAATAAACCAATGAACTTTGAAGATATAAGAATAAACTCATATGATTTCTTTAATAACAAGTATTATAATATGAAAAATGTTAATGAAGTTATTCCAATGGTTAAACATAAAGAATATTGTGATAAGGTTTTTGATAAGATAAGTGAGTTTGTTGATACGGTTTATGAAAATTTATATAATCATGAAGCGATAGAAGCTTATAATTATATTGAAAAAAATGGTGTAAAAGTATCTGATGATATATGTGATATATTTGACCATAGAGTGAAACGACACATATCAGATGGTAAGTTGTATTCCAATTATTTCTTATGGACATCTACAGGTAGACCAAGTAATTCATTCGGAAGTGTAAACTTCGCAGCTCTTAATCAAGAACAACGAAGGGGATTCATACCCGAATATGACATGTTAGTTGAGTTTGACTATGATGCATACCATCTAAGATTGATTGCCGACTTAATTGATTACAAATTTCCACAAGGTTCTGTTCATCAATATCTTGCAAGTTTCTATGGTTCAACATATGACGAGTCAAAATCAATAAGCTTTAGATTATTATATGGTGGAATAGATAAAGATATAGCAAAATCCATATCATTTTTTGGAAAAGTTCAGAAGTTCATAGATAAGAAGTGGAATGAATTTAATAAGAATAATTGCATTAAAACTGATATTTATAGAAGAACACTATTAAAAGATAATTTTGAAAAAATGAATAAGAATAAATTATTTAATTATATAATTCAAGCTTATGAGACTGAATGTAATATAGTGACAATAATTAAATTACAAGACTATTTATATAATAAGAAAACAAAACTGGTATTGTATGGTTATGACAGTTTTTTATTTGATGTAGATAAAGTCAATGGGAAAGAAGAAATCAAGATAATAAAGAACATTTTAGAAAGAAATAACCATTCTGTTAAGATGAAAATTGGTTTAAATTATGGTAAAATGGTTGATATCAAGGAGGAAATATGGGTGTAATTGATATAATTTTAGAAGAGTGGTCTAAACAAGTTGGAACAATAAATAGACAAGATCCAGAACATATTGCTATATTAAGTCAGATGCTTATGGATATGGATATGCCATTTGATGATGTACAATCTGCTATATCAATTCTATCGGAAGGTAATGGTGGATTATCACCAGAGGAAAGAGAAAGGGCACATAAGAAAGGATTAAAACATCTTGGTAAAGGTACTTGGGGAAAAGATGTAGGAAGGCCAACACACAAAGCACAAGATGGAAAACTTGTTCCTATTGGTGATGAGGAAAAACCAAAAGAAAAACAACCATCGGAAGAAAAACCTAAACCTAAATCAAAAATTACAAAGATTAAATCTGACCCATTTGATAAAGATAAAAAAGTAACTACATCATCAAAAGAAAAAAGAAAAAAACTTTTTTTGAAAAAATCATCCACATTAACTTCTAATGAAAAAGATACTTTAAGAAATGAAGACCACGAGAATACAAATAATGCTTTAAATTATACAAAATCTCAATATAAGATAGATAAATTAAAAACTGGAGAAAAAGGAGTAGGCGCTGGAACTCCAGAATCAAGAGCTGGTGAAGCGGCTGTCCATTGGTCTTTAAGAACTGCGATTGATTTACTTGGTAAGGGAAAATCTATGGATGAAGTCAATGAAATTATAACAAAGAAATTAATGGGTATAGCAAAAGATTCGGATACATATTTAAAGAAAGATTGGGCAGAATCTGCTGTTAATTCTATGAATTTATTAGTTGATACTTTTGGTACTGACAATTTAAAGGAAGTGGTTTGGGATACAAAAGCGGGTAGACATTTGATAGATACAGAAGATCATAGAACTTCATCTGATATGTTTGTTACATTAAAAAATGGAAAAAGAATTGGTATATCATTAAAAAAAGATACAAAAGTATTTTTAATGAATGGTGGTGCACCCACACAACAAAAGCTGATGAAACAAATTCTTACAGATGCTAATGTTTCTAAAGAAACAGTTAGTTTATTTGATGAAGCAACTAATCCTAGTTTACATACTACTCAATTAAATGAGGCTATGGATAATACTATTTCTGTTTTAAAATCAAATATGGATATAGCAAAAGATATAAGACAAAAGTATTATGGTCAAAGTGATTTGATTATAAAAGATTTTGATTCTGATAAATACGAACCTTTTGTAAATGAAGTAGATAAAATATTAGAAAAGTTACCAGATGTGGAGAGTGTTATACAACACTTAAAACAAAAATATCCAGATAAAGCTAAACAATTAACTAAACAAGAGTTACATAAATTTATACATAAATTAGCCAAAAACGATCCATTGAGAAGTACTGCACCAGATTTATATGATAATGCTCGTAAATCAGATTTAGATTATACACGAAGATTTAGTGATTTTTTTAAGAGTAATCCAGAAGCAGAAAAAGGTTTGAGAGTAACTGTTCTCAAGGGTATGCATTTTGAAGACACACTATTTAATGGTGACAACCCAAATCTTGATGATTTTATGACTATATACGGTAAAGAAAAAACAACTTTGAGTACTAACTTTATAATTGAAACATTTGGTGTTAAAGATTTACATCAAAAATGGCAAAATGAAAGAAATCCAAAGAAACGAGAAGAGCTAAAACAGAAAATAATAGGAATTGCAGAAGAAAGTATTGTAATAGATCATCAAGAAGGTAGTAGACAAGGTGAGATTCGCATAAAGGATAAAGATAATGAAAATTCAAAAGGGGTTCATTTATTTTCATTTGGTACTCGTTCAAGACCATTGGGAGCATCACCAACTCTTGAAATGGCACAGACGACTTTTATGGGTAATGCAATAAAACAAGGTTCTACTAATGTTGGACAATGGGATGAAAAATCAAAAAATAAATGGAAGAATGAAAGAATTAAAAATTTAAAAGATAATTTAAGTGAAGCAACTACAGATGAAAAACAGGACATATTAAATGAAATTGAATATGTAACAGAATTATAATGAACACACAATTACTATGCACATTCACAACAAAATCACAACTGGATGAAACAGTTGATGAGATAAAATCTGCATATGAAATAGCGTTCAAAAAGATATATGTTTTACAGAATGAAAAAGAAGTGAATGAATTGGTGTGTACATATAATGTAGATTTAGAAAAAGGTAGTGTTGATTATAATGTAGTAGCAAATACAATATCACTTCACAGAAAGAAACATTCCAATACATTATATACAATAAATGCACTAAATGAGGTTATTACAAATCTTAACAATGGAGTAGTAGATAGTAAATTTATAGTGCCGTGGGAAAATTTTAAGAATACTTTGTTGGTTACAAATTCAGATGGGCTGAATAGAATATCAACAAGAATATATAAAATTATAAAAATAGATTAAGCGTTTTGAATTTTTATATATATTTATATATACAATACATTTAAATTATAGGAGAAAAATGGTTATGACAGATTCAAAAGAAACGACCAAAGAAGAAAAATTATCACCCTTATATTACTTTTATTCAGTAGGGTGTGGTTTTTGTAAAAAAGTAGATCCAATTGTTGATGAACTTAATAAAGAAGGTCATGATATATTAAGATTAGATTTAGCTGATAAAGATAATGCAACTTTAAACAAAGAATTAAAAGATAAATATAAAGCACAATGTGGTACACCATGGTTCATTAATGCCGAAACAGGAAATCAAGTTTGTGGTTATAGAGAAAAAGATATTTTATTAAAGTGGATAAATGGTGAAGAAATACCACAACCACCAAGACCAACAGGACCTCCTCCAAGACCACCATTGATGAACGCGCCTGATGAAGAAGTTGAAAAATGGAAAAAAGAATATGAAGAATGGGCGAAAAAAAATAAAAAGTTACCAAACATTAGAACTGTTGATGATATATTAAAAATGCCAAGACCAAAAACTTTACCACCAACTCCTCCAAATCCAAATTCAACTGACGAAGAAATAGATAAATGGAAAGAGCAATATGACGTATGGGCAGGGGAAAATTCTCATTTGCCAAATCTTATATCATCTGATGTGATAGTTCAAAGATTTAAAAATAGAGGACAACCACCAACTGGTGCACCGTCAGCTAATATAGGTGGTAATGTAACACATCAAAAAAATCTTAATTTAAAATATTATTATGTTGTAGAAAATGGACAAAAAGTTGAAGTATATGCTGAGTCTGAATATGTTAAATCACTTAAACAACAGTATTATGTAAGAAATAACAGTGGAAAATTAATTAAAGTTGTTGATGATACTGAATGGGAAAACAAAAGATTAAATAAATCACAAACTAAATTACCTGCTCGATCTACTTTACCGAGAAAAACTCCCGCACCACCTGCAAGTAAAAAACCACCAAAGAAGAAAAGAGCTAAAGGTAGGAAGTAGTGATAAGACCAAAACCAACGGTTGATAGAGAAGCTACTGAAGAAGAATTAAAATGTATTGATAAAACTGAAGAGATGTTAGAGGGAGAACAAAAACTTCCTCCAGCATCTCAGATGATTCGAAATATAGCTACAGATCACTGGAAGACATTAAAAGCTTGGATAAAAGGTTCTCAAGTAATAGCTCCACAAGAAGAAGCTGAACGAAGATGGGAAATTTGTAAAGGTTGTCCTTATCTTAAATACGATGAAACTAATCCCGACACAGGTAAAAAAGATGGTAGATGTACACATTGTGGTTGTTTCATGAATGTTAAAGTTCATTATGCTATAGCTGAATGTCCAATCGATAAATGGAAAAAACATTGTGGATGTCATTGTGATTGTGAACATGATAAAAATTGTGATGAATAATTTAACAAAAGAAGAACTTATGAAAATTTATAATGAAGGTAAAAACCTTATAGGTAAACCTATCTTTATAGATTTTTATGCAACTTGGTGAGGACCTTGTAGAATGTTTGAGCAGGTGCTCGATAAAGTAACACCAGAATATGAAGATAAAATAAATTTATACAAAGTAAATATTGAAGAAGAACCTGAAATTGCAGGTTTATTTAATGTTAGGAGTGTTCCTACAGTAACCACAATTTTTAAAAGTGGTAAATCAAATTCAACTTTAGGAGCTCTAAATGAAGAAACTCTTAAGTATTTTCTCGAAGGATTAATTTCAGAGGAACAAAATGGATAAAGAACAATATAAAGATCAATTGGGAAGAACGATTGCTGAAAGTAGTTATTATCAGAGAACACTTAAACATATTGTTTCAATAATTGAAGACATTGATGATGATAAAAAACTTGGACAAAAAATAAGAGAATATATCGAGGAAGAATTTCCAAATAATTAAAAAAAAAGCTTGTTTTGTATGTCAAAAAAGATATATATTATAGGAAATGGTTATATGGTTTCAGAGTAAACCATAAACAATAAATACTAAACACTAAAACACAAGGAGAATATCAATGGATATTACACAAATAAAAAACCGCTTAACTCAGTTACAAAATCAAACATCAACTAAAGAAAACTTTTGGAAACCTGATCCTGGTAAAACTCAAATAAGAATTGTTCCATATAAACATAATAAGGATAATCCTTTTATTGAGTTATATTTCCATTATGGATTGGGAAAGAATAAAACATATCTTTCTCCAGTTTCTTTTGGTAAACCTGATCCTGTAAATGAATTCGCAGATAAACTTAAATCAACAGGTGATAAAGACGAATGGATTCAAGGTAAAAGACTTGAACCTAAAATGAGAACCTTCGCTCCAGTAATTGTTCGTGGAAAAGAATCTGAAGGTGTTAAGTTTTGGGGATTTGGTAAAACTGTGTATCAGGAATTATTGAGTATAATCGCTGACCCCGATTATGGTGATATCACTGATCCAATTAACGGTAGAGATGTAGTAGTGGAACGAATTACACCCGCTGAGGCTGGTAATCAATATGGTAAAACTACTATTCGTGTTAAACCAAATCAAATTCCGATTACTGAAGAAAAAGAACTTCTTGAAAAAATATTCAATAGTCAAGTTAATTTAACAGAGTTGTATAATGAACCAACTTATGAAGAATTAAAAGAAGCTCTTGATAATTTCTTCAATCCATCAGATGATGATGTTTCAACCACATCAACTACACCAAATGGAGTTCAAGCATCAACAACTCCAACAAGTAACGTTGAAAGTAAATCGGGTAAAACATCAAATGTTGAAGATGCATTCGATCAGTTATTCAATAATTAAATAAATAAATGAAAAAGATGGGGATGTCTGGCAATAGATGACATTTCACATAAGAAACTAACACACTGATCAAAAGTTCTTAGTATCACTCTCTATTTAGATTAACTGATATCCCCACTTTCATTATAGGAGGACTTTATGTCTAAAAAAGATGAATTGGCAGAAGTTATTGCTTCTGAATTAAATAAACAATTCAAACATCAAAAAGTAGCATTTTTTCTTGATAAAGATTCTAATCCTACTGATGTAACTGATTGGATTTCAACAGGTTCTACAATGTTAGATTTAGCTATATCTAATAAACCAAATGGTGGTGTTGCAGTAGGTAAAATCACAGAATTAAATGGTTTAGAGGGTAGTGGTAAATCTCTTATTGGTTCTCATCTATTAGCTTCAACACAACAAAAAGATGGTATAGCAGTTTATATAGATGCAGAATCAGCAGTGTCACCAGAGTTTCTTGAAGCTATAGGTGTAGATACAAGTAAGATGTTATATGTACATCTTGAAACTGTTGAAGAAATATTTGATACAATTGAAACAATTGTTACAAAGATTCGCGAATCAGATAAAGATAGATTAGTTACAATTCTTGTTGATAGTTTGGCAGCAGCTTCTACAAAAGTAGAAATGGATGCTGACTTTGATAAAGATGGTTGGGCTACGGCTAAAGCTATCATTATATCAAAAGCGATGAGAAAAATAACACAAATGATTGCTCGTCAAAAAGTGGCTCTCGTTTTCACAAATCAACTTCGTCAAAAGTTAGGTGTAATGTTTGGAGATCCTTGGACTACAAGTGGTGGAAAAGCATTACCGTTTCATGCATCAACTCGTGTTCGTTTCAAGAACATGGGTCAGATTAAAGATACCAAGAAAAATACAATTGGTATAAAGATTAAAGGTCAGGTTATTAAAAACCGTCTTGGTCCACCAATGAGAACCGCAGAGTTTCCATTATTTTTTGATACGGGTATTGATGATTATGGTAGTTGGTTACAAGTAATGAAAGATCATAATATTGTTAAACAGGGTGGTTCTTGGTACACTTTAAATGTTGTTGATCCAAATACTGGAGAAATTTTATCTGAACATAAATTTCAGTCAAAAGATTTTCAAAATAAGCTGGAAGAAGATGATGAATTAAAGCATTATTGTTATAATAGAATATGTGAAGCATGTATTTTGAAATATGATTCAAAACAACTTGGTATTGATGATGTTACTGAAACGGGTGAATTGATAGATGAACTCTAATGATAAGGTAAAAGAACAATACAACTCATTCCTTGAGAATGTACAAGAGAAACCAAAAACTTTAAGACTAAATGATAAAGTTTTGATTGTTGATGGTTTAAATACCTTTATTAGAGCTTTTAGCGTTAATCCCTCAATTAATGATGATGGTGTACATATTGGTGGTTTAACAGGATTCCTAAAATCTATTAGATATACAATAGATATGTTAAAACCTTCAAGATGCATCATTGTCTTTGATGGAAAAGATGGTAGTAAAAGAAGAAGAAAGTTATATCCCCAATATAAAGAAAATCGTAAGGTAAAACAACGATTAAATAGAAATGTAGATTGGGGAATAGCTCCCGCTAACGAAGAAGAATCAATGAGATTGCAACTCGGTAGATTGGTTGATTATCTTGAACAACTTCCTTTGACTTTAATTTGTGTAGATGGTATAGAAGCTGATGATACAATGGCTTATATATCACAACAAATCCTTAAAGATAATAAGATAGTTTTAATGTCTACGGATAAAGACTTTCTACAATTGGTAGATGATAGGGTAAATGTTTGGAGTCCAACAAAAAAGAAATTATATGATGAAGAAAGTGTATTCGAAGAATATGGCATACCTTCATGCAATATGTTAACCTATAGAATATTGGATGGCGATAAATCAGATAATATAGGCGGAATTAAAGGTGCAGGACTAAAAACCTTGAAAAAATTCTGCCCGAAAATTTCGTCTATGGAAAAATTTGATGTAAGAGATTTATTAGAATTTATAGAAAACTTAGATTCTAAAATAAAACTCTTGGAAAATATAAAAAAAAGTAGTAACTTAGTAAAGAGGAATTATTTATTAATGCAGTTACAAAACGTGGACATACCAAATAATGTAAAACTTAAAATACAAGGAGCTGTTAATAAAGATATTCCACAATTGATTAAATATAAATTACAAACAATGTTTTTAAAAGATAAACTCTATTCACAAGTTCCTGATTTTGGAAGTTGGATAAAAGAATTTGTAAGATTAGACAGATTTAAAGGATTAAATGACTGATAGATTACAAGAGTTTGGACATAATTTTCAAATAAAATCGGTTGTCTGTTTAATGACAAAACCTAATTTTATTGAACAGATTATTGATATATTAGATGAAAGTCATTATGATAACGATAGTTTAAAATGGATTGTAAAACAATGTAAACAGTATTTTACTGAATATAAGAAACCCATAACACTTGATGTTTTTAAAGTAAAAGTAAATGAAATTCAGAATGATGTGTTAAAGACAACTGTAGTTGAAACTCTTAAAGAGATATACAGATATTTAGAAGCACCTGATTTGGAATTCGTTCAAGATAAGGTTGTTGACTTTTTTAAGAATCAAACATTAAAAAATGCTATCATACAATCAGTTGAGATATTAGAGAATAAAGGTGACTATGATCAGATAAAGAATATTATAGACAATGCTATGAAGGCTGGTACGGAAAGAAATATAGGACATGAATATATCGAAGATATTGAGGTAAGATATTCTGAAATGGCTCGTACTACAGTTGAAACGCCATGGGATGTGATAAATGATTTAACTCAAGGTGGTTTAGCTGCTGGTGAATTGGGTGTGATTGTGGCACCAGCAGGTATTGGTAAAACTTGGATATTATGTGCTCTTGGTGGTGGAGCTATGAAAAAAGGTACAAATGTGATTCACTATACATTAGAATTAAATGAAGCTTATGTTGGTTTGAGATATGATTCGGTATTTACAGGTGTAGCTAATCAGAATTTAAAGTATCATAAAGATGAAGTGAAAACTAAAATTGAAGATATTAAGGGTGAATTGGTAGTGAAGTATTTTCCAACTAAGACAGCATCAGTTCATACATTATCTGCTCACTTACAACAACTTAAGATATTGGGTAAGAAATTTGATATGGTCATTGTAGATTATGGAGATATATTGAGAGATACAAGAGGTGGTTCAGAAGTAAGACACGCACTTGGAAATATCTATGAAGATTTAAGAGGACTCGCTGGTGAGTTTGAAGTTCCAATATGGACTGCTTCACAAGCTAATAGGAGTGCACTTGATGAGGAAGTTATTGAGGCTCAAAAAGTTGCCGAATCATATCAAAAAGTTATGACAGCGGATTTTGTGTTGTCATTGAGTAGAAAAGTAGAAGACAAGATTGCAAATACAGGTAGATTTCATGTAATTAAAAATAGATTTGGTCCTGATGGTTTGACTTTCCCCGCGAAAGTAAATACTAACACAGGAGCAGTTGAAATATACGAGAGTTCCACTGTTGATGGAAAACAGCAAACTCAAAAAATGAAGAGTGGAACTGAGGTTATGAAAAGAATGTTAAAGAATAAATATGAGGATTTGATGGGAGAAGAATAAAATGATATTAGGATATGTAGAAATACCAGAAGATTATTGGGTATGTTCACATGATGTGGAGTACACAATAGTTGAGTAGAGTAAGTTATAAAACTCTTGGCCAGTTTTTTGAGTATGATGAAAAAGATTTAGAATTTGATAGAGTTGTAAATAATATCGACATTGTTGATATAGATTATGGTGTTGATATTATTTTTCAATATTATCGTAGACATGGCTTTCCTCATTATAAAATTCGTGAAGATGAAAAACACGAACATATGAGGAAACTTAAAAAGTTTGATGTGAATACAATTTTAGATGGTGATAAAATTATTCAAACTATGCATGCATTAAGACTTGCTTGGTCATATTTTCCATTTTTTTGGGAAATCAAGTGTGGTAATTCTATGAAGTCACCAATGGAAATTTTTTTAAATGATGATAAGTTTAAGGCAACAATTAAAAAATGTTGGAAATGGGAATCAAAACATTGGGCTGGTGAAAATCCAGATTCTCAAAATCATAAATTTCATGAGAATAGACTTAGACAATCATTAAAAATTTATACAGGAACACAATCGGTAAGTAATTTCAGACCAACGGCAGCTAAACTTGTTTATGAAGAATATGGTGGTGATGGTATAACTTGGGATATGTCGTCAGGTTGGGGTGGTAGATTATTAGGAGCATTGTCTTCAAAAAGAATTAAAAAATATATAGGAACAGAACCTTCAACAAGAACATTTGAGGGATTGAAAAATATTCAAAAAGAATTTAGTTATATAGATAAAAAAGTAGAATTACATAAACTTGGTAGTGAAGTTTTTAGACCAGACGAAGAGTCAGTTGATTTATGTTTTACTTCACCACCATATTTTGATACGGAAAAGTATAGTGATGAACCAACTCAAAGTTATATTAAATATCCTACTGAACAAGAGTGGATAGATGGATTTTTATTTTTAACAATTGAAAATTGTTATGAAAGTTTAAAGAAAAGTGGATATTTATTATTGAACATTGCAAATACATCTCGTGGAAAAAACATTGAAGATGGAACTTTGCGTATATGTAAAGATTTAGGTTTTACTCAAGAAAAAACATTACAATTAACTCTCTCTTCGGTTATGGGAGCGGGATATAAGTATGAACCAATTTTTGTGTTCAAAAAGTAGAGGATTTATTTAATGGATTACAAACCCTTCAAATTATCAGATAATTTTATAGATGGTTATAAAAGAAAAAGACCACCATTCGGATTTAACGGCTTGGGGGAATTAGTCTATATGAGAACTTACTCAAGACTTAAAGAAGATGGAAAAAATGAAATGTGGTGGGAGACTGTTCAACGAGTAGTTGAAGGAACTTACAACATGCAAAAGAAACATATTGAAAGATATGATTTAGGTTGGAATGCATGGCAAGCACAACGGTCAGCACAAGAGATGTATAGTCGAATTTTTTATATGAAATTTTTACCACCCGGTAGAGGATTATGGTCAATGGGAACATTACTTACAGAAGAAAGAGGATTGTATGCTGCTCTAAATAATTGTGCATTTGTATCAACTAATAATTTAAAAGAAGATTTATCCAAACCATTTTGTTTTTTAATGGATGCAAGTATGGTTGGTGTTGGTGTTGGATTTGATACAAAAGGTGCTGAACAACTTATCATTAAAGGACCAAATTATGATAGGGATGTAGAAACTTATGTTATACCAGATACAAGAGAAGGTTGGGTTGAATCAGTTAAAAGATTATTGGAAAGTTATTTTCTTGGAATATCACCAGTTGTTTTTGATTATAGAGAAATAAGACCTGAAGGAGCACCAATCAAAGGATTTGGTGGTGTATCAAGTGGTTATAAACCATTGGAAGAAGTTCATGAATATATCAGAGAAGTATTAGATAAAAATGTAAGTGAACCAATTACAATAACAACAATTGTAGATATTATGAATTTGATTGGTAAATGTGTTGTTGCTGGTAATGTCAGAAGAACCGCAGAAATTGTATTTGGTGATCCAACATCAGATGAATATCTTAATTTAAAGAATTATAAAAAGAATCCAGATAGAGAAGAATATGGTTGGACATCAAACAATTCTATATTTGCAGAACTTGGAATGGATTATACAGAGGCTTCAAAAAGAATTAATGATAACGGAGAACCAGGATTTGCTTGGTTATCCAATATGAGAGATTATTCAAGAATGAAAAATGGTAGGGATAGAAAAGACCATAGAGTAGCTGGTGGTAATCCTTGTTTAGAACAAAGTTTAGAAAGTTATGAGTTATGTTGTTTGGTTGAAACATTTCCACATAATCATAAAGATGTAGAAGATTATTTAAAGACTTTAAAATATGCATATCTATATGCTAAAACGGTTACACTTGGAAAAACACATTGGTCAGAAACTAATCGTGTAATGT